AGTTTGTATAGGAGCGTTCTTTTCTGCTCTATCTTGACTAGGATCTACTTGCAATCCGCAGATCAAATAGTCGCATTGTTCTTTTGCTTCACGCAACATCTGTACATGTCCTGCATGTAACAAATCAAATGTACTACAAGTAAATCCTACCTTCATTGCATCATCTCCTTTAGTTCCCTTAATTTTTCAATTAATTCTTCAATGGTATTTAGGTCCTGCTCGTTTTCTGTATCAATTTCTATCTCTAGTTTGATCTTCACTTTATTCTCCAAAGTCAAACAAACTACTAAAGGTGTTGTGTCGTTTAGTATCTTCTAACGGATAGTTCAACACACCAATCAAGTTGTCTAGTTTGTTATCGATAATAGTTTCTGCCATTGCTGCATCATCGAACGGAAGTTCTTTGAACCATTCTGGCATGCGCAATTCGTCTGTTGGATACGCAACACTTGTGTATCCTAATGGATTCTGCTTGAGCTTACAAACGATAACTTTCATACCGTCAACAATCTCTTGCGAATACTTGTCGCCGTTCATACGCTTGAGTGTATTCCAGTTAATACTTGCTCTAACGTGTCCAGGCATATTAGCTTTACCTTGCTTTTGCTCAAGACGCTGATAGTGTCCAATCTTGTTTGCACGTTTAGGCGAGCCCTTTTCCCAACCTGGACGCTCATGAAACTGCTGACGGAACTGCGTAATACGTTCAAGAACATCTGCTTGCGGTTTGTCTGTGAGTACCATAAGCAATAGTTCGCTTAGGAATTCCTGCATGAACACAGGAGTATCTGATCTGCGCAAGTCTAAGCCCATAGCTTTTACTTTACCTGCCTTGCCATCTACGTCACTGCGGAATCCTTCAGTATCGATAACCAGCGCTGCATACCGCTTCTTAGTAATAAACAATCCACTTTCTGCAACAATCTCTCGACCAGCCGCAATAACATCACTACGGCTCTTTGGACAATGAAATGCCTTTGCCATCATGTCTGAGAATGTTGCGTTAGCTGCTTCACTTACTTGATCATAAAGTGTAATAACATTCTCTTTAGTCCATGGAATGTTTCCAGCTTCTACCTCTTTACCCAGCGTAGGCCAAGCACTAAAGTATACAGAGTCTGTATCACCGTAGATAACACTTTCACCGACATGATCATATGTACCTGTGATAACTTTGTTAACTTCTGCACTCATGTGCTTAACAATAGTACGACCAGTAAGTGTAGTTGACTGTCCAATACGCTTGTCAAAGAATCTACAACCAGGGTTAAGAATAGCACCATACAAACTGTTAAGCAAAATCTTCTTAACCAGCTGACGTTTGTCCCAGTATTCAATCTCTGCCTTATTGCCTGCTTCTTTAGCTTTCTTTAGTTTCTTCTGCAAATCTTTACGTTCAGCATACCAACGCTTTAGAATACCTGGAATAACACCTTCAAACTCTGTTGTAAAGATCGTACCGTTTGCACTAAGCATCCAAGGCTTCTGACTATCAAACACTAGATTATAAATCTCTGCACCACTTAGTACATGCGACTCTCCGTTTTCAAACTCTACAGTAAGTGCTATGTCTCTGCGCTTTTCCATAACAGCTTCGTATTCTTCTGTACTAAAGCGTCCTTCCCAACTACCAGCAAAGCTCTGCTTCTTTAGCCCCATGTCTTCTGTTACACGAGCATCACTAATGTCCGGACGAATCTGCCCTACAACAGTTTCTGGAGCCATATTCAGCGCCCGGATTACCGAAGGGTATAGTGAGTTCAAGTCCATTGAACCGATCCACTTGTGCAATCCTTTTTTAGGAAACGCAACATACGCACCAGCTGCTTGTGTATTCTCGCCGTGGTCTTTTCTGTTTGGAACTTGAAGACCGCGGTTGTGTGCTTCGTTGATAATACCTTGTTCAGTAACGGCAACAGCGCCCATTGTAGTTTGGATAAGCACAGTGTTCTCGTGAGCAATAGTATTGCTCAAATCAATGAAGCGTAGTTTCTTATCTAGTTTGTCAAGTAGCGCAGTATCTTGAATGTTATATTCAATAAACTTTTTAAAGTCATTGTTGTATAACTGATCAAGTGTACCTTCGTATGCTGTCTTGTTTTCGCCTACTTCAATCTCACCAATAGCATCCAGTCGATAACTGTGACGTTCTTCATAGGTGTACTTGCGATACAAGTTCAAACTATCTAAGTGTACACGACCTACCAAGTCATATGTTTCACTTTCTTTGCCGAACTTTTCGTAAGTGCGCTTCTTAGGCAACTGTCCCCACAAGCAGAACCGTCTTGTGTCATCCTTGCTCAATACACGAGCTACACGGTTAACAGTATAGGGAATATCATAGCCTTCGCTGTTCCATCCACTTAGGATGTCTGCATCTTCAATAAGTGTTAAGAACGTGTCCAACATGTCCTTTTCTTTTTCGAACAACATTACATTAGGAATATCTTTGAGTAACTCAGTTGCAGCTTCCATAGTAAGCGTCTTAGGTGGAACAGCCAAACAAATCATTGTTTCCAACCATTGCAAATAAACGGAGACAGACGTAATGCCCATAAACGGATCGCTAGGATCTGCGAAGCCACGCTCTGGGTCAAAGTCTGTCTCAATATCGAAAAATGCAATGTTTAGTTTAGGTGCATCTTGGTTGAGATAATGTTCACTTAGTGTTTGAAAGATTGGATTGATGTCGCTTTCAAAAAGTGTTTTGTCTCTATTAATTGCAATCTCTTTGCGAAAGTCTTTTGTGTTCTTGCACACAATACGACTTAGAGGATCACCGTACACACTCTTGTACTTGCCTTTTTGATCCTTGTAGTAAAATGTATATTTTACTGGATATTCGCGGAATGTTCTAACTCCGTCTTTGCGTTCGACTACTTTGATCATGTCATGATCGCGGTCAAACAATGCGTCTACGTAACTCATCTATGCTCCTCGTTATTAAAGGCCAACGTTGCCTAAACCTGTTCTTAAAGTGAACGACTCTATAAAATTAAGCCTACGATGTATATAGCTGTCAATCCAATGTTGAACCATAGGAGTGAATTCTCTTTCCAAAGATACCCAACTAAGATCCACAGTGCATTGCCTATAATAAAAAAGTAATGATGCAAATACATTTCAGGCACAAAACTAGCAAGGCAAGCCGCAATCAATACAATTACAGTGCTCACCCAAGCCAACCATTGATAGGGTTTTACCACCATGTTGCTGCTACGCCGTATCCGAATACATTAACTACTGCAAAGTATCCTGTTAGTAGCATTACCCATGCTGCGCCTCTACGTACTGCTGCATAACACTGTGTAACGCTACCAACAAAAAATCCTGGGTATACAATCATCATATTAGGATCTTTAGCATTAACTGCAAGAGTTAAACTTGCAGCCACAGTAAAGACAAAACTTATAAGTTCAAAATAGAACGCAGTTTTATCTGTTGTATAGCTGTTTACCCAAAAATCTTTGATTTTTTGCATTACTTGTCTACACCGACTGTTACGATCAGTGTTTCAAGGTCATCAAACGCATCAGCATGCTTATCCCAATCACGTTTTTGTGCAATCTTAATTGCTTTGTTAATTAGTGCTGGCTTAATATCAAGTTCTTCTGCTACTGCTTTAATTGTGTCTTTAAGACCGCCTTGCAAGTCTTCAATTTCTTGCAACACAGTTACACCTTCTTGAACAAGGCGTTCAAGTTTTGCTTTTTCTTCTGCACCATAGGTACGGTCACTCATAGTAATCTCCTTGTTGAGTTATATTGTTAAGTTAATTATACGATATATTTAGGCAAAAGTCAAGCGTTATTTTACAAAAGCGCCGATTCTACCATGGACGTCTGGGTATTCACGATAAGTGTATCCCTCAGGCGGAGTAGTATCCTGCCCTTCCCAGACTGGGATAAAATGATCGATGTTTCCATCAAAATCTTCGTTGCGTCTTAGGTGTACTTCGATTAGTTTGCCACCTATGAACTCGCAGTTTGTCCAAGGATGGTGATGAATTAATTCTTTTAGTATTGTAGGA